CTGAACTTGCTAGTGAAACGGGACGCTTACCAGACTATCCTGTTAAGGATAAACTGCTTGCATCTATTCACCAGACTTTACAGGTGACCGAAGTAGAGATTAATATCGAAAAGGAACCTTCACCTGGTGATAAGAAAGAAGCACCTTACAAGAAATTTTTACGTAAGGCTAGGCAGGACTATGATTTAGACTAATCCTACTCTTGCTTGGTTCTGGTCTTGACGTTACACCTCTCACCCTCCATAAAACCCATTGTGGGGATATGGGCCCTATCCTTCTTCTTGGAATCCCTCGATTCCTAAGTCTATTGGCATCCATCCTGTAAGAAAGGAGGACACCCTATGAAGAATTTTCTTCTAGACTCGGGGATGAAGGGGCGTTTTGTTGCCTACGGGTTACCAACATATCTGGCACATGATTTGAGTGTGCTGGTTAGAAGATATGTTGATAACTCAGGTCCTGCCTGGACTGTTTCTCGTCTTAAATCGCTTAAATTGGATCTGATTCGAGAACGTGCAGGTTTACCTCCAGTTACCTGGGTTCGAAAGAACCGTAATGGTCACTGGTTTGGTATTCTTGGAGCTCTTCGTTCTTACGCGAAGAAGTCGGACCGTTGTTTTAAAACGGTGGTAAATTGCCTGATGTGTTATTCAGGTTTTGTACCATCCAATCCGACCAAGGAACATTTGGATAAGTTCCGTAGCTCCGTGGGTGCTTCTCCTGTTTTTATTCCTCAGGAGATTCTGCTTAGCTTTGCAGAGCACACACTTGAGACAGGACTTACTTGTCCTTCACCAGATCCCGCACGAGATTTCACACCCCTTATTTATTTCCAAGGGGCTCAATCTGTGAAATCCCCGTTTTTACGGGGCTCGTCGGTGAAACAGTCAGAGTTCCTAGAGAAGGAACTTGATCATCTGACTGATGAGAAGACGCAAGATTTTGTCCGTTGGAATTGGGACATTTATCAATACGTTTTCTCAGGACTTAAAAGGAAGGAAGTACTTCCGGGACCTCCCTCATGGGAGTGCCATGGCTCCGACTCAACCCCTTGGGGTGGTCGGGTCATCCCCCTTATGAAAGACGGGGGGTGGAAGGTCCGCTGGATAGCCTCGCCAGCCCGAATCCACCAATTGGCTTTGTTGCCTCTTGGCGACTCTCTTTATAAGTTGCTTAAAGAGATTCCTTGGGATTGTACTTTCGACCAGACTAAAGCTATCCCGTCCATCCAAC